CTTCTCTATATATTTTTGCTTTTTCTCATTCTCCAAAGACAAACGTTCTTTCTCCTCTTCGGCTTGTACTACCATTAAAGCAAGCTCTTTCCGGGAAAGTTCACGCTTTGCTACTTTGTGGAATACTTGACGATAAACTTCAAAGACCGAACGAACCTTTCTGGCGATGAAAAACTCCATGCAGGAAACTGTAATATGATATTCTATTACTTTATACCCTCCTGTATCTGTTTTGCCATTTTTGGCAAATGTGCTATAATCAACTCCTTCAATAAAGTTTTCTTTGAGCGCACGCACAGCCTTACCCTTTTCTTTATACACCAACATCCACACCTCATCAAGATTAATAGGGAATTCATTGTCTGATTTAGACAATTCAAGAACTGCGTTGAAGTACGCTTTGATTTCGCTTTCGCTACTTTCTTTGGATAAAACTAATTCTTTCATAACTATTAATTTTAGACAATAAAAAAACTGCACTACGTGTTGTCTAAGTCTTAATAGCAAAACTCCGAGAGTATTTCTACTTCCCGACACGGTGCAGTTATATCTTTAATATTTTCAAAAGACACACTAAATATGTATTGGCACAAAAAATGCCGCTATGTTTGCGGCTTCGTACCGCTATTAAGTTTAGACATTACAAAGGAAAGCATAATTTTTGATATGTCAAAACTTTGCCGATCTTTTTTTGAAAGCTACTTCGGAAATCTTATGTGCCTCAATTGTTGTTTCATTATCACAATGTAAATATACCATATTGTGATATAACAGCAAAATAAATCACAATATATTTTCGTGTATTGTGATATATTTAACATTTAATTATAAATAGGATTCGATCCACAAGCCTACACGAGGCTCCTCTTGTTTATCCAACCAACAAACATTTTGATATGTCAAATAAAAAGCATTAAATATTTGCGTAAATGTGAATTGTAAATTACCTTTGTGACATGAAAGTTAGAAACGTCATAGCATATAAGCACTATTTCATAGATTTTGTGAAGTCGCTCTCTGAAAAGATGCAGGACAAAGTGGTGAAAACCATTCAATATGTCGAAACATTACAGATTGTCCCGGAAAAATACTTGAAACATATTGAGGGTACAAAAGGACTTTATGAAATCAGAATAAAATTTGCTAGTGACATCATACGTGTTTTTTGCTTCTTTGATGGTGAAAAAATGGTTATTTTGTTGAGCGGATTTCAAAAAAAGACGCAAAAGACACCGAAGAAAGAGATAGACCGGGCTGTCAGGCTTATGCAAGAATATTTTAATGAAAAGGAAAAAGAAAGGAAATGATTATGGAAACTTACACTTTGAATGATATTAAAAAAGAAGTTTACGGAGAAATTGGCACTCCGCGCCGCGATAAGATTGAATCAGAGCTTTCCAGCCTACGTGTCGGACTTCAAATACGCAATGCACGTGAAGCAAAAAAAATGACACAAAGCGAACTTGCAGAGAAAATAGGGAAAGAACGGTCTTTTATCTCTAAAGTTGAAAGAGAGGGCAGTAATCTTACTCTTTCTACGCTTTACGACATTGTAACGAAAGGACTTGGTGGAAAACTTGACATACAAGTACAACTTTAAAACCGTTCTTTTTCTCCTATTTCAAAATTATAACCCCCGATATTTTTCTAACACAGACTTGAAAAACTGTTCTATTTCTCCGATTTTAAAAGTTTATCCAACCAACAAGCGAAAAGTTTCCTTTCCTTTTGGCGTGAGCAACACTTGTTGGCCTGTATGCCCGTTGTTCTCGTAATCCTTGATCTGAAACAGTGATGGCACGTGTTCCGCGTAAGGGCGCAATTGCTTCTTCTTGTCCCTGTACATATATTTGTTTTCAAGCAGGTAATTAACAAAATCTTTCTCTTTAATCCCAATCTGTTTCGCTGTATCGCGTATATTGGTTAGAAGATTCCTATCTACAAGATTGTCGAAGTATTCAGCCTTCGGTTTCATTGACTTGTTCTCCAAGGACAACATTTCGTTAGCCTCAACAACAACTACCAACTCTTTCAATGCTTCAAGGTAGGTCTTAGGAAGTTTTTTCTCAACTTTATCCTGTTTCTCAGCTTCAAGTTCTTCCCAACGATTAATAATTTTGGCTCGTAAGTTTGCGTCATAACCACTTGCGAGAAGCAAACAGTCTTTTTTAGTGAGAAGATAATAAGGGTCTTTTCTTTCTGCGTTATTCCCTAACTTTGTGATTTTGAACATCAATTCAAAATTGAATTTATGTTTTTCTTCCAGTTGTTCAAGGATATTGCGAATATCTCGCATTACATTTGAATGTTGCTTACCTGTGAGTTCAGCAATCTCCAGTGAACTCATCGTGTTTTTGAAAATCTGAATGTCATTCATACAATCTTCGTAGTGTGCCCTTTCACACACGGGAATATAAAAAAACAGTACCGAACGCTTGAGTATCTTTCGGCACTGTTTATATATTCCCAACTCTATGGAAATACTTAATATCTTAGACGCGCTCACTCAAGCTGTATCGCCGCTACAAATTTACTAAATAGATTGCGCACTTAAACAAAAAAAGAGAAAAAAAATAATTCAATATTTACATTGGAAGAACATCCGGATGTTTTTGATAATACACCTTCGTCAACGCCTGCTTTAATTCCTGATAGTTCTTGATAAATACCCTAATATATTTATTCACAACCAGAATGTAATTTAGAAAGATATCTAAATTAATATCTAATTGACAGTCTTGTTTTTAGATTATAAATTAAATATCTATTTTTGCACAAAACATTTGCTGCAAACAAACCGTTCTCAATTATAAAGGAATGAAGTAAGAGTATGATAGACTTGGAAAAACAAAAGATAATAGAAGTGGTACTTTATATCCTCAACAAGGCTGGGGGTATGGATTATTATCATCTGTTTAAGATACTTTACTTCGCCAATCAGCGTAGTTTGGTTGAATGGGGACAGTTGATGATAAGCGACAAATTCTGCGCTCTTCCCCACGGTCCGGTTCCTACGGAACTGTATAATGCCATAAAAGGTCAAAGAAGCGTCATCCCAAACATGAAAAATGATATAAATGTTGTGATTATTATCTGTTGCCCAAACGGGATTCTGACAAGGACTATTTGTCCGATTATGATATGGAGGTTTTGGACGAATGTATTTCCAAATACAGTAAGATGAGTTTCGCTGAGCTGGAAAGAACTTCTCATACGGCTTGTTGGGAAAAAGCCAGATCCAGAAAGGGGAATCATGTAATCTATCCGGGAGATATTGCCTGTGACGGAGGAGCCAGTGAGCAACTGATTGAATATATTAATGATTCAATAGAGTTTAATGAAGCCTTCGGAAATTAAGATCGGTGATGTCTTCCGTATTACCATGAACAAAGCCAACGGCATAACTCCCAAACCGGGGGATAACAGCCGTGACAAATTCTTTGTAGTTCTTGGCTTTGATGAAAACGGAAATGTTTATGGTGGCGTTATCTTCAATTCCTATATCAACATAAACCTGCCTCCTTTTATACAAGCCATGCAGCATTTAGTAAAAGGGGGTGATTATGAATTTCTTTCGCATGACAGTTATATAGATTGCTCCTCAATCAAGACAGTGAAAAAGGCCAAACTCCTTAAAAGTAACAGTTTAGGCAGATTGAGCACGGATGATGTATCTAAGATATGTGAGAAGATTAGAAACAACACCCGGATCAGTAAGATTGAATTAATAAAATTCGGACTTTTATAATTGGGATTTTTTTCAAGAAACACTTATATTTTTTAATAAAGTACTAATATGGCCGAAAAAAGACAAAGTTACACAGAGGAAGAATTGAATGAAATGATTGCATGGTTTAATGATCATGCTAGCCAACTTCCCAAAACAATGCAAATTAATAAATCCGCGTTCACTCCCGATTTAGCCCTTACTATCGAAAGCTGCATCATGCAGGCGAAACAAAATTTAGGAAATTACAAGATGGAAGGATCTTTCCTGCTTCTAAAGCAAATAAGAGTCAATATTGAAAAAGGATAAAGACTATCCAACTTTACATAAATAGCGGTAATCTTTCCAGATGTCCGCTATAATTTTACGGAAATATGAATTCAACAAACTCACCCGACCAGTTTTCACCTTCACGACAGAACTTATACACATCTCCAACCTTATATAATATATAAACACATTCATCCATGAATGCCGCCTTCTCAGCGACAGAACGCATGTGATCCATCTCCATCATCAATCTATTTCCCTGACACAGACAATTTTTCATAAATACAGGTGCAAGGAAACCCACAAATCTTTAGTTTGTGGGAGGAATTGCGCCTTGCTCGCTTTAGAAATTAATACTAAGTTACTCTTTGTTTCTTCTATTAAATGAAATATATTTGCAGCATGAAATTGATATTGAAAATTAAACTTCTTCCAAACCAAGCGCAAAGCAATCTTCTTCTTGATACTATCAAGGAAGCCAATGCTGCGTGTAACCGCATTTCCGATATGGTGTGGAATGACAAGGTTTTCACTCAATTCAAAATACACCATCATTGCTACAATGTAATCCGAGAAGACTTTAATCTTTCTGCGCAAATGGTTGTGCGCTGTATCAGCAAAGTTGCCGATTCCTACAAACTCGACAGAAAGGCAAAGCGGAGTTTCAGAGAACTTGGCAGCATCAGTTACGACAGTAGAATATTGTCTTATTCCGAGAATATAGTTTCCATTTGGACGGTTGAGAAAAGACAACGTATTCCGTTCGTATGCCATAACACTAACTATCTTCCGTATATCAAAGGAGAAGCAGACCTTGTCTTTAAGAAAGGCAAGTTTTTCCTCTTTCAGACGGTTGAAGTTCCAGAAGAAGATGTAGAAGATATTGAGGAATTTATCGGTCTTGACTTTGGCATAACCGACATTGTAAGCACTTCCGATGGTGAAACCTATTCTTCCGACTCTCTTAATAGATACAGGGAAAAGCAAAGAAAAATACGTGGTTCTATTCAATCCAAAGGCACAAAAGGCAGAAAAAGGCAATGCAAGCGTGGATGCGCCAGACTTTTGAAACGGCTTAAATGGAGAGAAAAGACCACCGCAACGATAATCAACCATACTATTTCCAAGCATATTGTTTCCGAAGCCAGACAAAGAGGTGTCGGCATAGCTATTGAGGACTTGAAAAATATCCGAAAAACTTCTAAGCGTAGAAACAATACATTTAAGCGAAAACTCAACTCTTGGAATTTCCGTCAACTTCGAGAGTTTCTTGCATACAAGTGCAAACTTTCTGGCGTTAAGTTGGTTGTCGTTCCACCGGCATATACTTCTCAGACTTGCCACAAGTGCCAGCATATAGGTACAAGAAATAACAAGTCTTTCAAGTGCCATTATTGCGGTAGCGATATGGATGCGGACATTAATGCCGCAAAGAATATCGCTCTGCTTGGGGCTGTCGTAAACCAGCCTGAAAAATCGGGTATGTTGTCTTGCGCTCTGCATACTTCTGCTTAGGTTTAAAGACCATAGGTCTTTAGCCTATGGGTAGTTTACAATCCGCAATATTTAATGAAGTCATCAATCTGAGGCATTGCGTAATATGTTATATAATGTTTTACCGCCCTGTTGCTCATCTTGTATATCTTACTCGTGTACTTCCTCTCAATATCAGCTGAAAAAGAAAGCCCGTTACTTGTAACCATAACACCGTCCTTAACAGGTATTGCTGTTATAGAATCGTAAAAATCACCTCTGATAATAAGATTCGGTGTGTCCATCGCACGTGGACGGAATCCAAGAAAAGAAGCGGCAGGCGGCTGTATCTTTCTCTTCCATTTCATGTAACCTATCGCATGAGACTTCCAGTTCTTCCCATAAACCTCCTTGAAATACGGATCCTGTGAATACTTCGGAGTAAGACGCTCCTCATCACCGTTCACCCCCGAATACAACTGTTCACGTGCAAATTCCTCTATAAGATCCGTTTCTCCTTGCAACTGGCTTACTAGCACATCCTCCAACCCGTCAGCCAGTTTCTTCCACGATTTTGAATATTCTTCCAATGTCATACGCAAAACGGGGGATCAATCTCCCCCGCCTCCTGAATTACTTTTATTGACAATTCTGTTATATACTGAAACCAGCCTTGATTTACGTCTCTCTCTAGAAATGTCCTTCCAGAACACATCTATATTCTGAGCGACAAACTCGTCCAGCGAAAGTTTGACCACCTCGGAATCGATAAATGTAACTCCATTCACCCTCATCACGTCCACTGTTCAATTCCGATGATCCCATTAGTCTGCAATACGGAAGGGTTCTTCAATACCGGAGTCCCCCCTGTAGCCTTAAGAGTCCCGTCACTGTATTCAAGGGCGGTCACCCCGGATACTACTGTTGTAGCCTTCTCCGCAAGCGCGGCACCATAATACGCGGTAAGATCCGTACGGTCGTAATGATCCACTAGTTTGTATGTGTTCTCCGGAGAGGACATCTTTACAAATTCCACATAATTCAACCCCTTAAGAACGCTCTCAAGATTGATTGATGCCTGTTTTATCGACATGTTTTTCATCATCTTCTCCGTATCCGAATACATCGCGTTGAATGCAAGGTACGCCTTCTGACCGCTGGAGTCATAAGTCTGTCCGGTAGGGTAAACCCCAGACAGTTCAAATCCCGCCAACTCATCCGTTCCGTCATCCTCCCCGTAAATCACGTTATTCTTGTCAAACACGTACATATCAAACAGCGTGTCCTTGTTGGCAACAAGATTCGCCTGTAATGCAAGATTGAACTTGCGTAATGTGAATGTATCCGTTCTTGCCGAATACCCTGTAATTTCCGAACCGGCATAACCGTTCTCCGATGTGCTCGCCTCCCCACCGTTCACGGCGTATTCTGAAATCCCTGTAATAGGATAGATCCTGTCCGGATAATCAGCGTGACAGGCCTCTTCCAAAGCGTCAGCCGTCAGTTCCTTCGGTAGCTTCTTACCGTGGATAACCAAAACAACACCCGCAACCTTGTCTGGCTGCAACGGGCAGTAGTTCATCCCGGTATTAAAACCGGAAGTGCTTCCGCACTCTCTAATATCTGTTCGCATAACAATTCTGATTTTTAACCGTTAATTCCAAATTCTTTATCTCAATAGCGTCAATCTTCTCATCCAATTCCTTACCGTCAACATCAAACGACCCTCTCCGGCCGAATGAATAGTTCTCGGTATAGGAATGGACGGGATTTCCATACCCGAAATCAAATTTACCACATTCCTTTACAGAGCTTATGAACGCTTCATACAGAGGACGTAATATTCCCTTAAATGATATCTCAAGACGCTGCTCATTTGTGTAATCCCGGCTTGTGTTTACCGCAATTATAAGAGAAACATCCGCCTTGCAATAGTAATCATCGCTGTCCTTCATCTCCTCTACCGGAACATACAACCCGATCAGCGGGAAACGCGAAACGGCCGTGTCAGGAGATGCCTTCAATACCCTGATCTGCTCACGTATATATGAACTGTCTCCGAATACGAAGTTTACATTATTGCCAGTCTTCCTGGAAGCCTCAACAACAACATCCCTTATCAATTCTATAATCATAGTCCGAATATATTAATCTTACTAAGCAGAAACTCCTCATAGCTCCATTCCGGATATTCATTCCTGTTTGAGTCAATCCAGCGAAACAGGGCGTCGTTCATTGAAACCATGTCATTCCATGCACACACCATCTTTAATTCTGGTGATACAAGCGTCCCTTCGTCCGTATCCTTCTTGACTCCAGTCGCTGTCGCATCAGACTGATGGTCCCTCAAATAATGGAAATAGACATAATTGGCAATAGGAGATCTTTTCATGGTAAATTCCCCCTCCTTTAGCTCGATTACAAGTTTCCCATTGAGAGCGTCCCACTTCTCTTCTCCGGACCCACCCGATCTCAGGTATTCACAAAAAGGATCATACATCTCTCCAAGGGCAAACTCCAAATATTCGTCCTCGTATCTTGCTATATATGAAGACAGGTCGTATAACACCGCATTATTTGTCGGACCTGCCGTCACTCCCGGCAATGGAAGTCCTGAAATCCTCAGTTCACCACTTTGGAAAAATGTATAATCTATTATCATATCATGCATCCTTCTTGTCTCTTAAAGGTTCTCTCTTCTCTCTCTGTGCCAAGTAATCCGATTTTTCCTGCGGCATATCCTCGCACGCAATGGATACAAGACCCATTTCCTCACGGATTCTGTTCTCCTGAACTATATTGTCCACAGTCCGTGCGTCACCTTCGATTATAACCTTTTTTTTCATATCACGAAGCTTTCTTGATTGCGGTAAGAAGATCGCTCATAGCACCGTATGTGAATGCGTAAGGGTTATATACAGGCATCTGCACCTCTTCCTGCGCGATAAGTACCACTGAATTTCTCAATTTTGTCTCAACATCCTCGGCGAATTCAATCGACAATGCGGACCAGTCAACCAATGACGCCCCGTTTGTCATATCTCCCGCAAAATAGTACCCCGGATTAATCTTGGTTGTCTCGATGATCGGACGGCCAGCGATATACTTCACCCCATTCACCGTAGTGACAAGATTCAACGATCTGCCCGATGTATCCTTCGCTGTCTCCGCCTCAAACACAGTGGACGGATTCAGTGCAATGAATGACGGAGTGTACTCCCCATACGTCATAATCGCAAACAATGCGGCTACCGCATCACCTATATTGGGCGACACTACCGAATTGAACAGTCCGTTCTTGACCGTGAATGTAACTGACGCCGCGTCCGCTACAGCCTTGTACGCCATATCAATCACAATCTTGCGATCATTGACCTTATGGACGGTGAAAGTATTCTTCATCTCAGTCACAGATGTCCCGTCAAATGTGATCTTCTGTCCTTCAATTATCTCATCGAACGGCTTCGAGAATTCTACGACCGACTGTTTCCCGCTGTTGTAGGTTGATACCGATTTCACATCACCGGCCGAGCCTGTAACCACCGTACCGCTGATCAAATCAGAAGCACTCTTAATGTCAGGATAATTGGCAATACCCTTCAAGTTGTCACCCTGTCCGTCCCCGAACATGATCTGGAAGTCCTCCGCCATTCTTACCCATGAGGCGATACGGTTAAGCAACCATGAGCGGACATAAATACGTGAGCGGAGCAGTCTCTTGCTCAAAGGCACATAGGTACCGATCCGGCATACCCCTACAGTCTCCTCCTTGATCTTGAATGATGATTCCGGAAGACGTCCGTTTTCCGAAACGGCGGCTGCATTTCTGTCCAGATCATAAATCTGGGCGAATGTGATTGTCGGAAATTGCGGGTCACCCTGATCAACCGTCATTATATCACGAAGATGCGCACCCTCATTTACCTTGGACACAACTACATTACTCTGTCTGGTAATCAGTTTGTCTCCGGAATAATTGTCCGTCATGCTCACAGGAGAAGCAACATCCTTCAGATCAATATCGAATCTTCCTGTGCTCTTTACTTTTCCGTCAACGAAATCCTTGTACTTCTCACTGTTCATGAATTCATCGATCTTGTCTGCCAGCCTGTTTCTTCCACCAAGGTTGAATCCCTTCTGTTTCAGACCCTCAATCTCATTTGACAGGCTCTTGATCACCTCCTTGAACTCACCAAGCTCTTTCAGCGCGATACCAAACTTCCCATCCTCGTTCAGATCCTTCAATACAGTTTCAAACCCCTTCATTTTTTCGTCAAATGCTTTCTGGTCAACAATACCCTTCAACAATTCAGCCACCGTCTGGTTCACATTCTTCTGAATGGTTCCAAGTGTCTGTTTTTCCTCCAGTGTCAATTCGTTCTCGCTCTTGGCGAAATGAATAAAATTTCTTTCTTCGTTCATAATAATATATTTAAATTAAATTACCGAGACTCTTCAAAGAGAAAGTGCTTCCGCGGCTTCCTTCCTTGCGAGTGCCCTCCGGCGGCTCGTTATTCTTGTTCGACATGCTTCTGTATATCCTTGAATAGCACTTCGGACATCTCACGTATGATGATATGTTCTCCAGCGATTTATTCGAGTTAATTATATTCATAACCTGCTCCTGTATCTCCGGCTTCAGCTTGTTCATCTCCTGTGCGACAACATCCTCAGCCATCCATCTTGCGTAATCACCCGCACTTTCAAGCACCTGACTCTCCAATGTGTATTCGGGGACGGAATCGTAATCAAACGCCAGCCCGCAATGCTGGCATGTCACTATCTCCTTACCCGACAACGCTTTCTCAATCAAACCTAAATTCATATCCAACTCCTTTAATTTTTCGTCCGAATATCTCATACTTAGAGCTTTTTTCAAAAACTCGATATGATCCCTTACAGTATCTCCGTCCATATTCTTTATGTCAATCAGGAATGTCTGAGGGTTCGCCCCCCATGACGACAATGTGGAATATTCCCACAAGGCCCATTCCTTGACTATCCTCTTATCCTTGTCGTCGCGCTTAACCGCCCTTACACCGATAGAGTGCTCCAGTGTCTTCCCGTATTCCGCGTACAACTTATAATCCTCAAGTACATCACGACCGATCTGTTTTTTAAGATTTATCGCTCCGGTCATTACCAGATTCCCATCCATCTCCTTCCCCTCTATCGGGCAACCTAGAAGTACCGTCCTGTCGTGGTTGTACAGCCATTTGACACGGGGAAAATTCTCTTTCAGCGTCTTGTTGAAAGAACCCTTTGCCGAAATATCCCCATCGGAATCCTCAATCCCGATCCCATTCACAGCCACCGTCACAATGCCCTTCTCGTCAACATCGTTCGTTCTGGTCTTACAAGTTATATCTCTAAATTGTTCCATTTTTATAGTTCTTTGAATTCCCGATCAATCCCAAATCTCTCAACCTCCCGATCTCATTGTTGTCCATCTCCAAGACCAGCTTGTTATAGATCGGACTGTCAATAGCCGACTCGCCTATCTGCGCACGCCAGTCGTTCAGCGTTATCACCCCTCCGAGAAACTCATCCCTGCACTTTCTTGACGTGATCTCCATAGTCTCCTGACGTTCCTTGTTCCCGGCCTGCAACACATCAACATCGCTATAATCCACATCCAGATACATTCCGCTCCTGTCGAGTCCAAGAAATTGTGTCATATCCCGCACAAACGCCTTCGCCTCCGGTATTACAATGTTACTGTACACACCCCTCTCAGAACTGGCCTGATTGTCGTATGTGCTGGCCTCCTTTCTCGGGACAAGCATGGATGGTATCGAGTATGCACCGGCTATGTTTATCGCGTCGACAAGCGTCTCGTCAAACGGCTGCAACTCCTGAATACTCATGCTTGTCTTTATAAAGCCTACATCATCTTTCATTATGGCCACAGGGGATTTCCTTGAATCACCTACCCCGTATGCGTCATTATACTCTCTTCTTATCTCCTCCTTTTCATTCGGCTTCAACGGTACGGAACCGGCATCATCCTTCTTTCTGCTGACAATTATGCCCAACGCGCCACGTTTTGTATATATTATATTCCTCGCCTCATATACCGGTATCAGATTCGATATAGGCTTCAACTGGGACACCAGCCTGCTCTTTCCCTCCATGTAATTCCCGGAAGAGTCTATATTCATCTCCTTCACATGCAGGATGTTTCCCGGATCTATCATATCCACAATCCCGCCAAACGTCAGCTGGTAGCATTCTATAAGATCATCTCTCCCTGCGACCGAAAACAACGGAGCCGGGCGTCTCGCCCTCACTTCCACACAGTCCGATGGGAGCACCCAGTAATTGTCACACCACTTCCACAACTCCTTTCCTCTTAAAGAAGAAGACACAGCCGCCTTTATAAACGAATTTCCCGTAACAAACTTATACGCGAAGTGTGACGTTACGAATTCAGAGAAAGTCTGTAACGGATTCGGACGCGTAAGGAACTGGTTCATCTCCTCATTATTCCAGATTACAGAATCATCCTTCTGAGATTTCAGCATGAAATTACCTTTCAATATCTTATCTATGATGAATCTTACCGGGAACGACACCTCCGGAAGAGTTTCAAACAATGTGATGAAGTTGCTTGAAGCTACATACGGCGTAGCTATGTCATAAACAGAACCGACATCATATCCCGTAATGTTACCAGCCTCATCACGGAGCAGATTCTTTGACTTACTCCCGAAAGACAATGAAAAATTCTTTGTATGGAACTCCAGCTTCATATTCTCAATAAAAAAGGCACTAACCGGACGTCACGGTTATTGCCTTCAGGTTTTTACGTTCTTAATCATGCAGGCTGCTTCTTCACAACCTAAAGACAACTGTCTATGCAAAAATAGGATATATAATACTTATAAACAAATAAACTAGTACTTATTTTTAATTATTCTAATTTAAATTATGCAAATTCATATCGCCTTCCCGAATATGACGCCAACGAAGCCAGCGCATTCATCGCCGCACACGTATCTTCCCCGGAGTAATCCAGCACATCATCCATAAATTCAGCATATTGCTGCAAACTTTCGTAATCAGATCTGAAACGAATCTTTGACTTTATAAATCCCTCCTGTGATGATATCCTACCCAAGTTATCACCCTTGCTTCTTATAATCCTCACATCGTAAACCTCACGAAGACTTTGACCTACATGGAAAAAATCACGTCCGCTCTCGAATACGACAGCACATTCTTTCGAAAACATTTCAATCCCGTCCTTCATGATATTCTCATCAAAATCCGGAAGGTATGTCACATCTTCTATATCTATATACTCATGTATCATACAATACAATATCACAAACCGCCCTTCGTTATCCGGCATGATATATACCAGCTTGTCGCCATTCTTTTTTTTGCTAAAATCAAAATACTTCATATCGTCATCCTCCTGTTTAATTTTGCTTCTCTTTCTCTTTAACGAAAATCTTGTGTATTCGTCCTTGAAAACCCATACGGAAACATATCGAAGGCAATCAACCAAATGCCCGTATTTTTCGTAAGACTGCCCCGTAACCTTATCCTTCACCCTTGTCTTCAATATACCGCCATTAACGTCTTTCTTTGCGTTATTGTAATCCACGATCGAGTTCTTGCACCCGTCATCCACGGAGAACGACATCCCCGATCCTCCGGCAAGCATGTAGTTCACAAACTCACCGGACATGGGTACGGACGGATTTGAATCCGGTATCCTTTCCTCAACGTGGTAAGCACTTTCAAGGCCTTCAACGAATTTGTCCAGAAACGACCTCTTGTCATCATCGATAGTATTCCCATTTCTTGTGGACGCATCCCCGTACAGATACAGCATATCATTATATCTTATCGATTTCAGATAATCAACAGCCATCCGTGCAGCCTGTGTAACCGTATTGAACGGATCGCCGGCACATATCTCATTAAACTGCCTTAGATTGCTTCCGTCCATTTGAAAAAATGATATTGAAATATAAGGCAGCACGTTATTGTCAATTGAAATGTGTACCGGTAACCCCTTTATATATTGTGTCGTTTTTATATTCTTGTTTGAATCGAAAGCGTACAGGAACTCTCCTCCCGTCTTGATGCTTCCCCATTCACCAAGCGCATACACCCTGTAATAGTTGTAATCATGATCCTTGTACCATTGGTAGTTTGATATGGTCTGCCTGTCGTAATATCCATACTTCCCGTCCGGTGACCCTACAACCCAGAAGTTGTTTTTGTATGAAGAATGCAACTCTACCGTATCTGACGGGTATCTCTCCATCTTGCCAGTTCGTTCATTGGCTATCATTCTAGGTTTATTGGTCCTCTTACCAAGAATCCTGCTATACTCTTTCGGCAAGAACTTTCTCGTTACCGGATGTCTGACTTTCCTGAACAGATCATTCGGCTTTTTATCCCATTCGTATGTGTCAAGAATCTTTGTTTTGATCCACGAATCTTCCGACACCGGATTGAAGTTACATATAATCTGTAGCCCCTCCTTTCCTCTAAGGCGGAAACGGATCTGTGTGAAATCCTCGTATTCAAACTCGGTTGCCTCTTCCATAACTATCCATCTATATCCAGTGATGGATTTTATTTTTTCCGGATCGTCAAGTCCTGTAAAGTCGATCTTACAACCATTCATGCAGGTTATATTATTTTCCTTTGGCGAGAAGAACCGGCTCAATTGCAGAACCCTCATCTGGGTCTTAAATTCTTCATACACCGTATTCCTCAGACTTGCACCCACTTTTCTCACAATCAGAGCGGACCCGTCACCGGATAATACAGACAACAACACGGCCTGTGTCGTAGACACAGACTTCCCCGATGAAGATCCCCCTCTGTTTATAATATACCGGATATCCTTGTCATGCATCGCCTCACGGATATGCCAGAACAGTGGATTGAACAATTTATATGAGAATACCATCTCTATCATTTCTCGTCCCCTATTATCATCCTAACATTCGTACTGACATCACTCTTCACAGGGGCATCCCAACCAAGCATCCTGCTTATCTGTGTAATTGCGGCTATCTTGCTATACAGGCGTATCTCAATACCATACTGGGTGTTTTTTATTGACTGTATACACATGCGTACCGATTTCGGAACGTCCTCTATGGATTTAACTATGTAGCTGTCTTCCCCGGTTGACACTATATCTATGGGATCCACATTCACCACACCCGCCAGAAAACGAAGGGCGTCATCTTTCTTCATGTCAAACCTCTCGCAAGCCTCATCACGCAACTCATTCATCCTACATAGCACATCCGGATTCTTCAAAAGCTCGAATGCCCTCTTCTGTACAACACCGTCCTTCCAGCTCACACTGCATGGATACGCCTTCCTGTACGCCTCTGACGCATTGCCAGTCTCTATATAGTAGTGGCAAAAATTCTCCCTGTTTATTACAAGTCTTTTTTTCATAAAAGTCTTTTCGTCCGAACAGAACGCACCGCACTCCTTCATACGGTATCATTATACCTCAAAAATACATAAATTATAAATAAAAACAAAACCGGTCATTTAATTCATATACCCTAAATATACCCTAATCCTTTCTACAGACATTACTTTTCTTGCAAAACACCAGATTTTTCACCTCCTCTTCCCATACATCACCTTCATTCCCCTCAAAATCAAGGTATACTGTATCATCCGGACTTTCTCCGCTGATGTTCGAAAAAATACCTACCACCTGCATGGGAATTGAAAACCTTTCCCCTTGTGGTGATGGCAGCTTTATTATCACCAAATCCCCTATCTTTAAATCCGTCGTTTTCATATTTAATACTTTTTTCCGTTCAATACAGGTCTCAATTCATTATACCTCATCTTCTGATTGATATGCCAAAGCAAATCTATTCCAGTATAATTTGCAAGTCCAATTATCCCTAACATCATACTTTTTACTTGTTTCTCAAACGAATACCCGTATTCATATTCATACCGTACAGGAATTGTAGATATGGCGTATATACTTTCCGTGAATGTTTCCCCGTTGCAGCTTTCCGTTGCCTCGTATATCATTTCCTCTGTAAAATCATCAATGTCTATCTTACGAAGCCCACACAAGTCAAACAGGCGTATGCTTGCATCAGCAAGCTCGTCCCCCACACAGTCTTTAATATATTTTTCAAAACTATACTTGAAATTGACATCATCGTGCGGCTCTTCATTCTCATAAGAAGACTTGAAAGATTCTCTGTCGGCACGTTCCCCTTTCCGATCAGCTTCCACAGCTTCCATAAGCTCGGAAATAACCAAGCAGAGCAAATATTCGTCGCTGTATTCTTCTTCGTGCCAACCGTGGGCGATGGCGCACTGGTGGGCTTTATCTCTTAATTTATTCATCAAGTTCATGTTGCCCTCCTTTCAACATGCCAATTAAAACATCCGCATATTCTAAAGATGCTTCTGCTATTGTAGATGGTTTAATTCTTAATGTAAATCTTTCAACAGAGGTTGCATTAAGCAATCCTTGCATGGCTGCTTTTGCCAATTCATAACGCCTCTGTTCCCAGTTGATCGCTAAATTTTCAACATTCAAAAAGTCAAGTTCACATCCTCTGTAAACCAAGTTATCACACACATATAAGTTATCTGCGCTATGTAATGCGTTGAAATTGCATTTCGGAATTACATCTACCAGAGCTCCAGTTTCTTTTATTCTAGCTTTCATTATTCCTCCTCGGTTTTAATATCTGTTACTTTACCACGACTGACAAAACATTCGTGTGTTGAATCCAAATCTAACATGATACAGTAGCAATCACATAAGTTGTTTATACATGGCTTCTTTAAAGAGCATTCACTACATGATCCTTCTGATGGTTCGTGCAGTATTCCATCTATTATTATTCCATTCTTTACTTCCATAATTAGTCTCCTTAATC